TTGAATCCTAGACTGACGGCTGGATGGTATACTGCGTTCGTTGGCAATTTGAGGGATTTGGCTATGGGATCTGGACCTACACTTGCTGGCCTTGCCCTAGTTATCGCGATGAACTATGAGGGTGTTCGTGTCTTTCAGAGACTTTATACGACTGCTATGGCCGCATATGGAGCCGCTCCTACACAGGATCAGATTGCCGCTGGTTTTGAAGGAACGCTTGTCCAGTATATTCACTATCTGTCGACCAGGGCTCTCGTGAACTCCTATCCGAGACTCCCTGATAGACTCCAGGTTGCGGTTATTCGCGGTGCTCCTCAACTTGCAGAGGAGGCATTAGACCAGCAACTGGCTGCCTACATGGCAGGTGTTCCTGCGGCTCAGGCTCCTAGACGCAGAGCTTCACAGGCTGCTATGGTTGCTATGCGTAATGCAGGGCCTCCTGGTGCAGGTGCAGGTGGACCCGCAGGTGGCAGAAGAAAGACTCGTCGCTCTAGACATTAACAACTTTTGACATATTGCCATCTCAGGTCGGCACAGATCTGCTGCCAGATTTTATCTTGACAAAAGAGTTTGTCCCTATTTTTCAAAATCGGAAAATTAGGGAGATATTCATCAAGCTCCAGCAGCTCGCAGAACTTATAGAGCACATAAGAATACGATAAGAAATTACTGCGACCAGAAGGGCAATGCTTCTGAAAGGAAGGCTGAATCTCAATAAACATATGACGTAGCTTCTCCTCTGTCTCACGTGTAATGACAGGTGCAGTCTTTCCATTAATCCGATTCATAATATGGGCTGCGTGTTCATAATACTTGTTGAACTTCAACTTCTTCAGAATCTCACGAATCTTAGAAGTCTTGATATTACTCGTATCAGTAATTCTCTCCTTCTTGAGTTCCGTTATGATAGCAGTATAAACATCCTGAGGGATATCTGTGCTTTCCTTGGCCTGAATCTGGGCAAGCCATTCATTGAAGTGGTTAATACGCTTATAGGCGTAATAGGAGACTTCACGCGGCGGATCCTTATATGAGGGCTTATCGGAGTCAACCAGAATAAACTCCTGAAAGCCGCAGGTGGGGCAAGTGAAGAGAGCCTCGTTCGCTGAGAAGATCATTTCTGTTTGACACTCCTCACATTCACCATAAGGATCATTATGGATATTCTGGCCGCTGCGTGCATGACTCGGATCAATCTTTTGTAGATAAGTTTCAAGCAGCTTCTCTCGACGCATATCTTCGCCTTGGGGTTGTGTGTGAGAAGGTGCCTTGGTATCTGATGCCTCATCTAGAACAGCAAAGATAGAGCCTGGCTTTGACTTTAGAGGACGACTTACCTTTGACTCTAGGCCTCTACTAATCTTATCCTGAATGTCATAATACTGATAGAGAATATCACCTGTCTCCAAATAATAGTCATAGATTGCAGATCCAGATTTCCGTTTCTTATATTCCTTCAATAAGTCCTGGAATTCCTTTTCAAGCTTTACTTTTTCAATATCGTCCTGGCATGTTTTAATAGACTCTTTGAGACCCAGAAGATGGGACTCAAGGGCCTCAACGTTTTGTGACTCGTCGACGAGTTTTGATAAGTGGGAATGATGGATACTGTCAAGGGTAGTTCTTGCTTCAGGATTACTTCTCTTTGTTGGCCTTATTTTGAAGAAGGGATCTGACATCTGTAAAGAGGGTCCCTACTCGGTGTTTAGATTCCGAAAAACAGAGGTCCCCGGTTGCGGGTTCGGATTTTTCTTTCGCCGCCAAATTTTTTTTCTCTGGCAAAGGTATAGACTAAAATGACTGGAGGAGGACTTATGCAGCTCGTCGCCTATGGTGCCCAGGACGTTTACCTGACGGGCAACCCGCAGATCACTTTCTTCAAGGTCGTGTACCGCCGTCACACGAACTTTGCCATGGAGTCCATCGAGAACCCGTTCAACGGTTCCCCTGGCTTCGGCAAGACGGTCACGTGCACCATCCAGCGTAATGGTGACTTGATCTACCGTATGTACCTCCAGGCCACGCTGCCGAAGGTGCAGCTCCTCGCGGCGGACGGCTCAGGTGCCCAGTTCCGCTGGCTCAACTGGGCTGGCCACAACCTCGTCAAGGAGGTCGAGCTCCAGATCGGCGGCCAGCGTATCGACAAGCACTACGGCCAGTGGATGCACGTGTGGAATGAGCTCACGCAGGAGGCTGGCAAGCAGGCCGGCTACGCCAAGATGGTTGGCAACGTCCCGCAGCTCACGAACCTGATCGTCCAGGGCGGCGAGACGTGCGACGATGACTGTGCTGGTGGCGAGCCGAACACGTCCAACGAGATCGGCAACTGTGCTCCTGAGTACACGCTCTACATCCCGCTCCAGTTCTGGTTCTGCCGCAACCCTGGTCTGGCTCTGCCGCTGATCGCCCTCCAGTACCACGAGGTCCGCATCAACCTGATCTTCAATGATCTCCGCAACCTCTGCTTCGACGCGGCCCCGCAGAACTCCAACACGCACGTGATCCGCGACCGCGTTGCGTCAGCCAACCTCGTCGCCGCGTCCCTCTACGTCGACTACATCTACCTCGACACGGACGAGCGTCGCAAGTTCGCCCAGGTCTCCCACGAGTACCTGATCGACGTGCTCCAGTTCACGGGCGGTGAGTCCATCACGTCCTCAAGCAACAAGCTCAAGCTGAACTTCAACCACCCGTGCAAGGAGCTCGTGTGGGTTGTCCAGCGTGACTCCTACACGGCCTGCGACGATGCGACCAGCTTCACGTGGAAGGGTCAGCAGCCGTTCAACTTCAGCGACTGGTGGGACCGGTCAGTTCTGGAGTCAGGCTACTCCGTCACGCGTGTCGAGGGCATGGCGGGCAAGAACCCGTGCGTCACGGCCCTGCTCCAGCTCAACGGCCACGATCGCTTCCAGGTTCGCGAGGGCCGCTATTTCAACGAGGTCCAGCCTTACCAGCACCACACCAACATCCCCGCGATCGGCATCAACGTCTACTCATTCGCTCTCCAGCCTGAGCAGCACCAGCCGAGCGGCACGTGCAACTTGTCCCGCATTGACAACACCACGCTGCTCCTCACGGTCACCAACAACACGGTGGGCACGACGAACACGGCCACGGTCTATGTCTATGCGACGAACTACAACGTGCTCCGCGTGATGTCTGGCATGGGCGGACTTGCTTACTCAAACTAAGCGTGAAACCACCCAGTGGTTCTCAGCTTGTGTGTTGTATATTTTTATATATAATCATTAACTGAGAGAATGTTTACAAACTATATTGATTCTGTTATACAGAATAAAGATAGCTATGTTCGTATAAAATTGATTAACGACACTCAAAAAGCAGTAAGCAGTATAATGGGAAACGTTCAATCAGAAGTGCCCCCGCCAAAAAAGAATTTTCTTCTTGTTGAACGCTTGATTGCAACAAACTGTGATTTTCTTCCAGATTCAGCTGAAGATAAGAATATCCTCATTGGTGTATGTGGGACCTCAAAAGATGAATTAAATCCTCTCGCAAATCAAGCGATTCGTCTTTGTAATAATACGCATCGACTTCTAAATTTCCAGGAAGGGAATAGCACGTTAACCTATGAGTTTGAAAAGAATGTAACTCTGAACATTATGCGGAGTGAAAATAAAATTATGTATAATATAAAAACACCTGATATTAATGTTACACGCGAGATTCATCCATCTGTTGTAAAGTTGTATAAGCCTATTGGTGTGGCCTCAGTTGAACTCGATACTATTAAGAAGTTATATGCAAATCTCTCTCTTCAGTAGAATGGATATCGAACAGATCAGAAAGGATCTTGATACTCTTGAAGCAAATCTTAAAGAGAAGAAGGCGACTCTGGCCAAAACTACGCGGAAACTTGTCACGGGCGAGAATCCGAAATGGACACGGCTGCACAACAACATTGGTAAACTCCAGCACACACTCCAGAAGAAGGAGTATACTCTAAAGCACCAGACTAAGACTCGTAAAAATACCTATGAGCATATTACGGCAGGACCAAGAACACCCACAAAGTTCAAGCAATATGGATATCCTCTTATAGGTCTTTTGACGGTTGCAGCTCTAGGAGGAGGTATCGCGTATTATGTTGGCAACAAGTAGAATGGTTTTTTATCCCAAAAGCATGTATCCCAAGATGAATAAGACTCTCAAGAAGAGACTTAATAATATTGACTTTGCCATTGGAACCCAGGCAGAAAAGGTCCAGGCAGGCATGAATGCGACAATGAATTATCTTCAAACGAAAATAAAAAGAAACGAGACGAGAAGGCGTCACACGAAGATTGGTCTGGGTGTTGTAGGAGTTGTTGGTTTAGTCGCTGGTGCCGTTGCTATAGGGCTTCTTGCGTCTAAATCTACCTCATCAGCATGATTGTCATTACAACTCCAAGAAGAATAATTACAGTAACAAATAAAGTGTATAGTTTATACCCTTCAGGGATTTCACAGCAGCAGATATAAGTTTCATCCGCATAAGGGAACGATTGGGCCCTTATGCGGGCCAAAGGAGGTACATCCTCATCAGGGACAATAATATGGAGTGATGCCCTTCTGCAGATGGGGCAATCAAAATCGTTCTTTCCAGAGGAGAGCCAACTGTTCCAGCAGATAGGATGGACATGAAATGCACATCCACAACGACGCAGCATCCTTCCATCTACAAGAGGCTCACCGACATCGTTTGTCAGCTCAAGACAAACGAAACAGGTGGGATCATTCTTTGTAAGTCCGTCTAGAGAGCTTGTCGACGGAGAACTTTTCATTTTATGCCAGTATGCCATACTTCATTTCCCTAGCTTTAAACATGTCAATTTTTGCCGTATCCTCTACAAACACCAAGAGAGGCCCATCATAGGTTGAAAAGGGCTGAGAGCCCGAGGTTGTGTGTTCTTCATTCAGCATCTCAAGAAGAGCGGCAATTCTGCGTTCAATGGGCCTTCCTTTGAGTTTCTGACTGACTCGTTTCCATTTCCATTCAAATTGCAGAGCGGCTCGTGAATCAGGAAATCCGACCACATGGCACACACGATTCCATCCTGATCCTCTTGATGTAGCCCTCGCCCCACCCTTGAGTTCACCATTATGCTGTCTCAGGCGTCGATCAACATCTACAGATGAACCAATATACGTAGATCCTGTTACAGACTCAAGGCAATAACACATCCATGGTTTCTCCATTAGGATCTCTGTGTATAGAGGACAAAGCAAAGTGCGTAAAGAGACACAGTAAGAGAGGAAACACTCGCGTGAGCAGGAAGTTCTTTCAGAAAAGAAGCCAGAAGAGTTGTGCTGATCATCATGAGAGCATCGGAAATCAGGATCTTTGCCCCATTTTCCTTTGCATAGTCGCTGAAGACATCAATCATCTTATTTTCTCCCTTGGGCATTTGAGTGATGACGGCAAGAAAGAAAAAGAGGTCGTGGCAGAGTTGAAAGAGAACAACGACGCCCACGAAAAATAGCAAAGAGTTCTTTAAACCCAGGCTACTATATATATACCGAGCCGCGGTGACACCGATGATGAGACTTAGGATATCTGCAGCCGCTGCGAGAATTCCGAACTTTTCATACCAGTCATTTAGGGCCTTGACTTTAAAGATTGGATCCGAGCCAGGATACCGTGCCAAAAAGATCACAATAAGATCAACTATAATGGCTGCTGTGATTATATAAAGATAGTCGCCTGTCTTTCTATAATCAAAGATGTTCATTCCTCTATTATATTACCAACGTTTTGGACAATGCGACGAATGACCCCCAGGACAATAGTCTTCTTCCTTGAATCCCTCTTCTGACCGACAGCACAATGCATTATGATTGTCTTTTGCGTCAGGCAAACGTTCGCCCGTTTCCAGACTGTGATGCTGTGAGCAGTATTTCTTGCCACAATCCCAGCACCAGGAACGACCACATCCGAGTTCCTTGTGGAATTTATTCTTAGCATCTAGACCACAAGCAAAAATATAGGAACACGCATTATCCTTCAAACACCAGCGTTTACACCAAGGACATTGTTTGGCGTCCGTAGTCCCTTCTTCTTTCATTGTAATCTACTAAACGTCATTAAAACAAAGGCAAGTAAAAATCCGCCCAGGACTTCCAACAGTTTCACAGAGGTATGTTCTAAGCTATTTCCTTTTCTATAGGTCAATTGAAAGAGATAAATACGAATATTGAGAACATATTGCATAATGTGCCATCCCACGCTCAGTGCAAGAATGATAGGATAGAAATATCCTATAACTCCTGATGAAAAATGAATAGTCGAATAGATAACTGGTATACACCAGACCGTCATACTATTTCTTTTGTTTAAATAGAATAAAATGATGGACACTACGATTCGTCCTCTTAGTTTTGGTTTAAAAAATCCTATTTCAAAGGATCAGGCCAAAATGGTCGGTGCTGAGAAGTTCAAGAGATATGAACATGCTCTTTATATTGCTGCTCAGCTTTCCAGAATTGTATATTCCGACACGGGTATTGCCTGGAAAACATTGGAACACCTCGGTCGTTCCAATGATATTGTAAACAAAGTTATTAGTGCGTATGATTCACAGTTTGCTGCCAAGAGAAAAACTCCGATTACCAGCCAGGCGGGTGATGGTGAAGGAAGACCAATGGAGTCCTATTCGCTTGTTGCATCAAAGGGAGCAGGGCAAAAATATGCAACATACGTCTCAACGCCTAGTGATCTCACGGTTCTTTTTGTAAATGCGTCAAAGGTTGCTAAGAATCCTTACAGTATTTTTACACCTACAGATGTATTCATAAGCTTCAAGGGATCGAGCACACTTAAGAATTTGAAACACGATCTAATGAGTCAGTTTACACCTTCTGATTTTGCTTCAATTGTATCTTCAATCGGTGTTAAGAGTGAGCCTGGAAATATGGTTACAGGTGCTTTTGTCAAGC